ATCAGCCGCTACTAAGGCTTGACGTTTGGATAGGTATTGAACAATGTCACCTATCTTTGTAAGATATACGCCTGAATCTTTAGCGCCCTGTACATCACAAGTTATAACGCCGGATGGTTGGCTACTCAGAACAAATTTACCGGATGAAAGGCTGGCCGTGAAACTAACAGACACGCCATTATCCCGCACTTGTGTGATGGCGTTTATTTCTCCATCGTGAACCTGATATTGGTGAGTGGAAGCGTTTATTAAAACAGGTGTAATATTAAAAACCTGACCAACGGTAATTGGTATAGGCTTTCCAAACGCCTCACCGCTGGTGTAATAAATATTCTGAGTGTTGATGTTTAATTTTTCGCGCTTATCTCTTACTCTCAGTCTCATTTTGTCGTTATTAACAACTTCAAATGCTTCTGTCACTAATGATGCTATTTGCCTAAAATCATCTCTAGCCCATGTTGGATCTCCAATCAACATGGTCAATCCTCGACCATCCCACGCATCATTTAACCAAGCATCTAGCTCGCCATCATTTACTAAATCAATATCGCCAACCCCAAAGGCCATTCCTACTTGGCTTTGAATGGATGGCACTGAAACAATAAAATCATCATAAACCGTATTAGCTGGCGTATCAGTTGGTAATGATATAAAAGAGTGCGTAGACATATATCGAGTCTTTTCGCTGCTATCGTAGTATTTAGCCTCTACAAGTACAGCCCGTTCTTGATTATCATCTTTTAACCACGTTTGATATTCCGCATCACTAACACTCATCTCACAGCCTGCACGCGATTAGCTGATGATTGAGCATCATTGCTTGAATCGTTTACAGCTTGAGTCGTGCCTTGTACGGCAGCAACTACTCGTATTGCCATTCGCTCTATGGCTTGTTCAATGCTCTTATCAAGGGTTACAGGGATAGTCCTACCATCTGGAAGTGGTACAGCTGCCTCTGCTCCGGCCTCGCCAAAGATTGCTGGTCGATGACTTATTCCGCCTCTGGCAAACATTTTGATATTTGTTTGGTCAAAACCAACATTAGCCGCTTCGGCAGATGATACAAAGTTATCTACTATAGTCTGGCGAGTTGCCCCATTTCTGAGCGCTTCATTCCAGTAGTTTGCACCGCCGATATCAGCCTGTCTTCCAAAGCCTTGTGTATATAGCTGATCTATAAACTGCGCGTCATTCATAGCCACGGATCGTGAGCCATTAGCTTTACCAGCCGCTGTTCCATTTCCACCTTCTAACACAAACTTATCTAGCGCTTGTTCAAGGCTAAGCACAGACGTATTTATAGTTTCTAGCCAATGATTGCTGGTGGCAAGTAAAGAGTACTGCTCGTTTAATTGAGTCACCATTCTATCAGCAGCGGTAGCGGCTCTATCTGACGTTGCCCCAGCCGCTAATAGTGCTTCCTGTACGCTATTAAAATCATCTGTATATGCTGTGCCAGATGCGTTAAACTTCTGACTTTCTTTTAAAAACTCTTCTGATACACTTGCTAAATCAGCCAGAGCATCAGCATCTCCTAATTGTGCACGACTGTTGACACTGTTAAATCTAGCCTCGGCAGCTGCAAATCTTTCAGCGTTTGTTAGCGGTGACAAACTGCTTAATAATAAGCCTTGAGCCGACGCTCTTAAACCATCAGCTAATCCTCTAAATGAAGAAGCTAATCCTTCTTGAGATTCTATCTCGCGTTTGTAGGCATCTATTAGGTTGTTCTTTGCCGTAACCAGCGTTGATATTTTGCCAGTCATTCCAGTGTTTGCTAATTCTTCAACTTGTCTTATTAACTCACCAGCAGCCAACCAATCAACCGTTTGGCTTGCAGATAATCCGGCGCTTAAAGCCTGTTCAAAACTAGCTCTAAAGTTTTGCATTGATAGGCCTAGACCATCAAGCTCGGTAGCTTTTAGAAAGGCATTAAGTTTAGCCGTACCCTCTTCCAGACTGGCAATCGCTTTTTCTTGGTCCGTGTAAAACGTACTAAAATAACCCCGCCATAAAGCCGATGCTGTTTCTGCTCCACCAGCCGCTTCTGATAATTCCCTGGCGAAATTAATCATGCCGTCTACTGACTTATTAAGGGTTATACCCATAATATCTAACGATGATGTAAGACTTATAGTTTCAACTGATAGCCTAGTATATGTATCTAGTAACGTTTCATTTTCATTAGCATAAGTATCGACCAGCGCTACAGCATCTTGAATGGTCTGTCCCATCACGCCACTATCAGAACCAAATGTGCCGCTGAATATGCCTATCTGATCTTTTAAGTCTTTATTAATAGCCGCAAGAGCAACGGGCAATTTACCAATATTATCTTTGGTTGCCCTGGCATCAAACATGCTAACCAGTTCGTCATCTATTGCGCCAAGCACCATTCTGTATCGGTTAAAAATAGCGTTAAATTGTGGGCCACCTTTGTTGCCATCGTGCTTGCCACTTGCGAAATGCTCCGCATTATCCAGCGTGTCTTTTATCGCTGCTATTTCATCAGAATCCAAGAAGCTCGCCATTGCATCATCTGCACCTTGAATCATCTTTTGCATACCGGTTAAATCAACGCGGCGACTATTTAAAAATGTTTTTCCAAAAGCAGTATCGGTGAACGCAAAGTTACTGCCATCAGGATCGCTTTGATTTCCGTATTTTGCTATCGCTTCATCCATTGGTAGATTGCCAGTATGGCCGCCAACATTGCTACCAGTTGATATTGCAAACCTTTGAGACGGTTTATCAGGGCCTATCATGCCGCCTAATGCTCCCCCAATTAAACCCCCTACTACAGCGCCTAATGGATTTCCCCCACTAGCCGCAAGGCCAATAGTTGCTCCTACGCTTGCCCCCGCGCCTCCATTTTTACCGAATAACTCTTGACCGATAAGACCAGCAACAAGTGCAACGCCAGTATAAACAAGGTTTGATACCGCACTAGCCCCCGTAAAAGCGCCTCCATTAGCAGCATATGCAGCACTACTAGTTGAGCCTGAGGCCATAAAGTTTCCGGCAGAAACAAAGCCTTGACCGATGGAGTTTCCTGATAACGAGCTAAGATTGGATAGGCTAGACATCATATCCATACCGCCACCACCGCCACCACCACTGGCAGCGTTTGCCATGCCAGAAGCGCCCATCGATGCGACACCTGCAATTCTCATAATGAAAGGTTTGGCGGCAAGTAGAGCCATTTCAGACAGAATGTCTTTGACCATTGCTTTAGCGCTATCGACTAGGTTTCTAAAGACATTGTCACCACCGTCTAGCATTTCACGGAAAGTAGCTTTAAAAGAATCTCCCATGCTGTCGGACATCTCTTGCAGTTTTTGTTGTGCTTTTTCCGCTTCTTGACCAGACAGCTCAAGTGCTGCTCTTTCATCCTCTACCGCAACAATCAAATCTCTAATTGATTTTTGATGAACTTTATTAGTAACCGTTGTCAATTCGCGTAAAGTATTAGCAACTCTGATTTCTGTAGACGTCATTTTTAGCTGTTCTTGCTCTATTTTAAGCAAGGCAATTGTCTTGACGTATTCTGGGTTTAATTTTTCTTGCAGGGCTAACGCATCTTTCAATACTTGAGCCGCTTTTTTTCTTGCGGTTGATAGCTTAGCAACTGCTTCACGCATTTTGTCTAGCGTAAATGTGTTTTTGTGGTTGGTAGTTGCGGCTTCTTTGTTTAAGTGTTGGTAAACTGCAAATCCAGCAGCAGCCAAGGCCATAAGAAGATGGGTTTTATTTAGTGCGCGGCCAAATCTAGTGGCAGCAACTGCGGCAACAGTCATAGCCTCGGACACCAAGACCATTACACCAACAAATCCAGTACCTGCTAAACCTGCCGTCACGAATGAACCTGCAACACCCACGCCATAAGCACCAGCCATAAGAGCAGCCATTTGAGTCGCATAAACCACAGCATCACTATTTACTTTAAGACCGTCTGTTAATATCTGTACACCACCTGTTGTGGCTTGAACCATTGAACGGCCTAGACCTTCAATACTCTCGCCAAATAATTCGATGGAAAGACCTTCGATGGCGCTACCTAATTTTTCAAGGTCTTTATTGAATGTGTCATTTCTTATTTTTTGTTGGTCAAGCGCTGTTGATGTATCTCTAATTGAAACATTTAAGTCTCTAACAGTTTTTGCTTGCCCAATTAATGCCGCTGCTGCACCCGCTGATTCTTCTTGAAAGATCACCATTAATTCAGTAACGCTTAGGTTTTGTATTCCTAAGTTATCTAGCGCACCTGTAATACCTACAACAGACGGCATCAAGGTTTGATCGCCAGTTTTTTCCAGCTTGAGCATAATCGATCTAAGTTTCGTACCCGCATCAGCGCCGACGATTCCAGCTTTTGCAAAGCCTTGAATAGCAGCCGTTGTTTCAGCAAAATCTATACCTAGCGCAGAAGCGATTGGGCCGACGTTTTTCATGGCTTCCGTTACGCCAGCAACCGCTGATGTACCGAATTTTGATGATGCTGCTAATACGTTAATGACTTTCGCAGCTTCGGTAGCTGGAAGGTTAAACTGGTTTAATGCGCTACCTAATGCAGCCGCTGATGAGGTTAGGTCTTCCCCTGTAGCTTCCGCTAAAATTACAGCCTGTTTTGTAACCGCAGCTAGAGCATCTGCACTAGCCAATAGATCAGGCTTGGCACTAGCGATTAACTTAAATGCGTTCGCGGCTTGTGTGGCAGACAGTGACGTTGTAATCCCTATCTGTTTCGCTTGTTCTGCATAAAACTTTAAGTCTTTACCCGTCGCGCCTGTAATAGCAGATAGGTTAGCGATTGACTGCCCAAACTCTGCCGTTTTTGCTATTGCTTTTTGAATACCAGTAACAGCGCCAAAGGCTAGAAATGCACCACCGACTCTGCGCAATGATATAGCGGATTTTACACCTTGTTTTTCTAGTTTATCCAGATTTCTGGTGGCGTGCAGAACACCTTTACTGTCAACTTTTATCCCAAGCGTTGCTATATCCATCTTTTTTTTTACCCTTTGTTGACCGCACTAAGACGCCTGATTGCATTGATTTCAAATGGCGATAGCTCACCGTGTATCTCGGAATATTCTTTCAATTCAAGATAGCTGATCTTTCCACCATCTGAATCATTTAAATCTAAAAAAGCCGACCAGATATAAGCCGTTTCAGGTCTTAATTCTGGAAGGTTTTCAAGTTCTTGTGGCTTTCGCCCTAATGATTTTTCAACTTGCTGTAAATTATCTATCCGGCTGATCTTAGAGCCTTCTTCGTGGCCGTACAGCCAGTATTGAGATTCAGCAAACTCGACTAGTTCTTCAACTAGCCCTTGGTAAAATTTTCACGATCAGCAATAAACTTATCTACTTGATCTGCTATTAACGGGCTATTTTCAAATAATGCCATCAAGTTTTTCTTTGTAAACGGCCATTCTTTTTTCTCGTTCTTAAAGCCGCGCCAGCCAGTGCAAGACTCAACCAGTAAACCAAATTCATCGTCTGGAATAGGCTTATTGCTTCGTACTGCATCTAATGCTTTGCGTTGACGTTTTCGTTGCTCTGCCCTAAAGCTTTTTGAATCAATACCGATAACAGTGATGTAGCAATCAGTGTCGCTACCGTCGGCTGGATTTACAATCCTACATTCTGCTCCAGCTTCGTGCGCATCGGCTGTGTATAGTTGGTTAATATCCATAATAGTTATCTCTTGTTAAAATGAAAAATAGGCCGCACCACTTGATGCGACCACCTTGGTTTTTTCTTATACTGGGTTTCTTTGGATAAGAATGTTGGTAGCTGTTGTTGTGTCTCTCAACGCTTGAAAATCAAACGTGATTGTCACTGGATTCTCATCCGTCACATCAGGTTGACCGCTGTTGTATTTAATACGGGGCAAATCAAAGAAGTATGTGTTGCCAGCAACGTCAGTCAAAGTAAAATCAATACTTGTTTCTGTTTCATTCACAAACTTATTCAAAAGCACTGTATTTTCAAAATAAGCTGTAATTGAACCAGTGACATTTGAGCGGCCAATACTAGGATCTAAAGTCTCACTAGAACCTACAACGTAAGTGGTAGACATGCCGTTATCTAAGTTAAGAGATAGGTCGGTAATGATTGCAATAGCTGAATTATTCTCATTGATTGTTCCAGTAAAGCTATCAAACGGTGAAGTGGTTGTAGCTGCTGGGTACGTACTTCCAGAAAGAGCAGTGGCTGAAGTCGTCATACCTTTACCCATCATGCCTAGCGTACCTGTGACCATTGCATTAGGAGCAACTGATAGCGATAGAGTGTTGAAATTTACACCTGTAAAACGCAAATACTGATCAACATCTTCAAAATGGCGTTCAATACTAAAGCTTCTGCGAACAATGCCAGCTTTGAGTTGCGCTATACCCGCAGAGGGAGTGTCAGCAGCCCATGTGCCGCCTAAAACAGCTTCTAAAAGGTCATCAAAACTTCCGTAAGAAAGTTCTACGCCAATGTCTCCTGTAATGGATTTGTTGCCGTGTCTAAAATCTGCAATTTGTCGGTCTGCTCTTAACTCGTTTGATTGAAGGCTCTCTTTTGAAAGCCCTAAAGTTGTTGAAACGTGCCGCAATGCTTTAAACGCTGGGTTATTTGGAGTGACTCCAAATGCTGCCTCCGTTATAAAGCCCATAGAGTGTCTTGATCCTGAAGCTATAGCCATGAAATGTTACCTCGGTGTAATAAATGATTGATAAGTGATAAAGATAGGGATGACGTACCACGCCTCGTCGCGTTTCCCTAGACCGCGTGAGGTTTTTGATAGGCGCACATTGACGCCATTATAAGTAAGGACAAGGCCACGCTTGAAATGGTCTGCAATCACATCAGCTTTGATGGTTGCCTCTCCTTTTCCAGTAGACGCTTTGGCACATATGTCTATTTGATAAATGCCTAGATGCTCGTCTAACCCGCTAGAACCTAGACCCGCCTGTACTGTATCGGCTGGCATTAACGTCGGCCTGATATATAGCGTTCCTGTCACGGGTTGAAAGGCTATGTTTTCCCAAGCCGTAGGCAGTGAAAGAGAGTTTGTTCTAGCATCTAATGCAGCAGATATATCTGTAAACGCCGACATTTATAACCCTCCTTTTTCTTTATTTATAATCTCGTTAATTATTTTTTGATACTCAGCGACAGTGACTTTAACCATGCCAACAGGCGCTTGTTTGCTTGAACCGCCTTCTATTTTTTGTGCGTAAGGCAAGTTGTTTACCAAGTAAACAGAGTCTCCTAATTTAGCTTTTGATACTGTCGTCACAATTGCGTCAGGGCTTGCTTTTTTTGAGCTTTTTGATGGGCTGTTAATTGTTGGTCGCCAGCTTTTTTTTAAACGACCTGTTTTTACTGGTGTTCTTAATACCACTTTATTAAAGAGGCCTATCACAGTCCCTCTAAATACTTGCTCGGTTATACGTGTTGTTTTTTTGTTGAAGTTTTTAAGATCTAGTTTGAACGACATAGATCACCTCGTCACTGGTCAAACCAACAGACGAGAAACTAACCACGGTTGAAAACTTGCCAGACATAGTTACCTTGTCATTAATTTGCGGCTTATTACCCGCCTGCATAATCAACTTTTTATCGCCCATTAAGATCGATTCACCGTTTACCTGATTAACCGAAAAGGTTGAAGGGTAAACTTTCGCATTGAATGTTGAAACGGTATCACCACTGCTTGTCCCTGTTACTGGATCAAATGTTCCTGTTGTCCGTCTTGTAAAAACAGCCTGCTCACCTTTTTCTGTTAAAAGTTTTGTAGCAGTAATTGCAAGTTCAGAATAAAAACTCATCCTCGTGACACCTGAAAAGCTGAATTTGTGAGTTTTTTCTCTATAGCTAATATTTTACGATTGTATGGAAAAGCAGCGGAATTAGCCTGATATTCGATTTCAATTACATCTACTTTTTCTTTCTTAACAGACCGGCCTACATCAGCAAGAGGATCTACACCGGCATCAATTGCAATAGCCACTTCACACTGAAGATCTTTTAATAGCTTAGGTATAACGTCTGACGGCGTTAAAAAGCCATCGACCGTGGCAGAATTGCGAGGCCACTGCATAGATTGATCGCTGGTTTTCTTTGTGCCTATAAAAGGCAAAGCCTCCACATAAACACTCGCTTTCAGCAGTAAAATAGCAGCCGTACCACTTACAGTTACCCCCATTGAAACAGCATAGGCTGTAAAGGCGGTATCACTAATATATGAATTGCTGTTTGTAAGGCCTGCGCCCGTCTCTACCACTGTTGCCATTACTTACCCCTGTTATTTGTTTTTTCTTACCATTACCCCCTATTTCTAGGAGGTAACAGTAAAAATTTACAGCTTGATTACCCGCCCAGCATCTATCAACTCTTTTGCAAGCTCACTGCTAACATCAGCAATGTAAAACCCGCCTTCTAAGTTGAAAGGAACACCCCATAAATTCATAGCGTCATAAATAACGCTGTCATAAATAGCTTGCACCTTAACTGTTGATGATTTGGTCTTAGCCATCTTAGTTGTTGATGCTAGTTAGGCGTGCAATCCCGCGACGATTAAATGATGCAAAGTTTGAGTAAGATTTGACCCGAACAATTGTTTCATCTTTTGTCTCAGCTACACCTACTTGCTCTACTGCGATTCCTGCCACCGTACCCGACGGATGAATCATAGATACACCAACCTTCTGCGAGCCATCATCGAAACAACCAGCATAAACAGACGTGAGTGCTCCTCCGGCTATGGCGGCTCCGTTTGCCGTCTCAGCTACTGATAAATAATCGTTTTGGAAAATTGGGATACCTTCATAAACGCTTACGTTTCGAGTTGTACCGTTGGGCATAGTAAAAGTCATAACTTCGTTGACTCCACCTAGAGCGCGAACCAATGCTTTGTACGCACGTAAAGTACGTGAAGGCATCATGATCCAGTCAACTTGACCGTCTTTAGCCTTAACTAAATCTAAAAGCGAATCTAACAACGTGAAAGATATTGCTTGACCAGCAGATGCCGCTGTAAATTGTGTGGCATCTACAAGAACGGGCAAGCCATTCATGTTTGGAGATACGCCTGTACCAGTTGCGATACCAGCTTGCAATAAACGACCGACTGATTTAGCTTTTGAGCTAATTTCTATCGCTAATTGATCCACTCCAGCAGATGAAGATTGAGCGCCAACTAAGCCGTTCATTTCAGCATCACCGATAGTAGTGACAGCAGTAAACGCCACTTGTGTGAATGTTGCAGCAGCTTTAGCTGTTATTGCAGCACCGACAGCTAAGTGCTGGGCATTACCTAACGCATTTTCACGGTTGATAAGCATTGCTTGACCGTCGTAGCTAGTGTAGGGCAGAGACAAGAAGATAGGGTTAGTCGTAATAATATCTTCCGCAACACCTGCCACTATTTCGTTATTAATGAGTTTTTTTGCTTCTACTAATGTTTGTGTAGCCATGTTAAATTACCTTTTTTTAAAGTTTGGATAAACCGGATGCAATCTTTTGCACACTGGTCATTGTTGGGTTGTTAGCAGTTTGTGAGCCTCCTAATGAGTCTCCGCCGCTTGACTGGTTTCCTCTGACTAAATGAGCAATTTCGCCACTGGCGCTAATTTCTGATTTTAGGTCTTCTAGAGATAGATTAGTTAATTCTCCTGATGAATCAAGAACACGCATATCATCACCAACCATTTTTGTTCTGGCGGCGAGTCTTTGCGATAAGTCACTTAAAGCAAAAGCACTTACAGGATCAAAAGACACCCCGTAATCACTAACTTTACGTTGATGAGTAGACTTTTCAAAACCTTGAATCGCCTCTTTCAACGCTACTGTCGTAGCCGCATTTTCAGCCGCTAGCTTTTCCGATCTTGATTTCTCAATAGTCAGAAGTTGCTGGTGGTCGTTTTCTCGTTCAGCTTTTTCAGCTTGAGACTTGACAGCTAATTCAGCTTCATCTTTTGCTTTTTGTTTTGCTTTTTTGGTTTCCCCTAACAACTCTTCATTTTTAGCTTTTATTGCTGCAAATTCTAAACTGCTAGATTCAATTAATGACTTCTGTGTTTCGATAAGTGTTAAAGCTTCTTCTAATTCCATCTTATTACTCCCACAAGGAAAACAGCCACAGGCTGAATTTTTTACATAAAAAAACCGCCCATTTACAGCGGTTTCGGATCAACTCTTTTTTTGTGCTTAGTTAAAAGAAAGTGAGTTTCTTGCTTCTAACTGTTTTAAATCTAATATGCTGCCTGCTTTATCTGTGAAGTTACCTATCGAGACTTCACCGCTGCGGAATAGCTTTGCGCGGGTAGGCCCTAGCACCTCTACTTGTACTGCTTTATTCTGGCTCTTTAACCATCCGCCGTAGGTTAATTTAGCTGATACAGGGCCATTCTCAGTAGCCCTTTCACCATCAATTTCAGATCCTAGATCAAACTCAGGATTGACCACAGCTATCCAGTCACTCCTGCACCCCCAATGGATCGGCGGCTTGCTTTGTGATTGGTTGTCTTTGTATTTTTTACCATCCAAGCCTGCACAAGTCATGGAGGTTTTAGAGTCTAAAGTCGATACCCATTGCCAACCAGTCAAAATATCAGTGTTTTCACTAAAGGCAGCTTCACGCGCTAGAGTTGCTGTGTGATTTGTGATGGTTTTAACTAAAGTTAAGGCCTGCTGGCGTGTTCTGTTTTGAATGAGGTCGGTTATTTGTTTTGATATTTGCTGAGTTGTTACGCCATTAAGAGATCCATCTTTTATTATCTGGCCGACTTGTTTAGACTGGAAAACTGTAAACTTTTTTATTGCTTCCTCTACAGTGACTTTTTTTATCTTGCCATCTACTAGAAGCTGCATTGGTTTCGCGTTAATTGCTGTTAATAACTTCTTCTGTGGTACAGGAGAAAATGCAACTGCTGCTGTTGTGGCTAATACTAACTGGCCTGCCCATTCAGCCTCTTTAGCGGCAAACGATCCAAGCGCCTCAACGAGACTTTCACCGTATGCCTGAAAAAATATTTGACTTATTTTTGATGTCTTTTTACTGAGCGCCACTGGCTTCATTTTGTTAAAGTCAATTTGAATTTCTTTATTAATGGCAGCCGATAGTTTTTTGAAGTTCTTAGAGAGTCGCCTAGCCTCTCCTTTTGCAAAGCGCTCTAGCAAGATATGACGCAATGTAACAGCGTCAATCATTCCCTGCCTGCTACTCATCTATCGGGCTAGTATCTTCTGAATCTGCATTAATATCTTCATTTGTCCTGCTAGGATCAATCATGCCTGTATTTCTAGCATTTTCTTGTAGGTCTTGTTTCGCAATAACACCTCTATCATATAACTGGATAGCTGCCATAACTTGAGTTGCGTCTAAACTTTTATCGTAGAAATCATCGTTAATCTGATAAATTGCAGGGCTATTTGATCCCATAAAAAGACCAACCCAATCTAAAGCTTTTTCCATCGCTGATGAAGCGTTTTGTACGACGTTTGTCAGGACACTGTTAGTGCTAGCATGGCGCAACATAGCAGCCGTTGCGGTCTCCGCTTGACCGCCTTGGTCTACAAGCCTAGCTCCAATGGCTACCATTTCTCTTAGCTTTTCTTGCATTTCAACAGATACGGCATCATTGGCCGTTGTTTGTAGTAATGTCGCGCTACCCCCACCGGATGTAATCAGGCCTCGACGAGCGCCCACTTCAACGCCGTTAGGGTTTAGCTCTTTCCATTCGTTTGAATTTGTATCCCCTATGTCCAGATGAAGCATCGGTTGACCATGAAGAAAAAGTCCCTCTTCCTTGTCAGCGCTATTTCTATAATGCCCGATGTTTATTTCCGCTATGTCGTAAAGACAAGCATCATCGACTGCTGGATCATTAGAGTAAGCACCCGCCATCACAAAGGGTATCTCTTTCAACCTACTACCACTTGAATCGCGTGGCTCAAGGACTGAAACAGCTTTATCGTCACGAAAGATAGTAATCGTATACAGTCCATCGACTAAAGATAAAACCCTGTACTGAACCGCTGATTCATATTGAAACTGATCAATATAATTATTGTAGTCCTCTTTCAAGACCACCATAGTTAATGTGTCAACACCGCCAATTGGTTGTGTTTGCCAGTTTATAATTGATTCGGCTAGATAAGGCTTGATGTTGGCCTGAACATTTAAGCCTCTAACTTGAGCATCACTCAACCCCTTTTCAACCGATGGATAGTCACTCAATAGTCCATAACGGCCAGTTTGTAGAAGGTTTGCGACAGTGTTTTTTGCTAACTGAGATAAAGTAACGCCATCACCCGTTGCGTTTGACAAAATATAATCAAGCTGTGCAGGTATCTCTTCTACTGGATCTTTTCTGAACGCCATGCCAACCATTGCGTCGTTTGTTGGCTTGATCACGTTGGTAAATATTGCTCTTTGAACGTAACTTTTATAGCGGTTAATTGAGTCACTAGCGCTTGAGTTTGGATTAGGCAAGTAATCTTCGCCTGCTAGTCGGATCGCATAAGCGCCAGCCATACAGTCGCGCACAAGCTTCCATTTCTTTAATGAATAGGTGTACTGGTGGTGCTGGCTGTCAACTGGCATGTTAAAATCTCACATTGATGTCTATCATCGGTTTATTAATGGGGGCTAGAAAAGAGATTGGATAAGTACAGGCGTCGGTGAGATGGTCGTTATTGCTCGATTTGTCAGGCTCGCCATTGGGCGTATATGTTAGCTGCTCAAGGCATCTTGCAGTCTCTTTGCACTGAACATCATTGATTAAAAAACTGCCTGTCTGAAAAGCCTTGTTGGCCGCCATCACACGATCCTTGATAAATGGATTTTTTTTATTAGCGTAAATTGAAAAACCTGCCTGCTCTAGCAGTGCTATGTCACTAGTAGAGGCATTGACTGATTTTCGTGCCCTACCCGAAGCATCTGGGAAAACGCTAATGTGATGCTCTGGGTACTTCTCTTGGATAGCCTCTATGGTCGATGGCGTGTCATAAAGCCCTGAAAGCTCATCGACTGCATGGTGAACCTTGCCTCTTACAACAAAAATAACAGCACTCATATTCATAACATTAAAATCCATCCCGATTAACAGAGGTTCTTTCGGTAAGATCTTTTCGTTGCTTCTACATTTGACACGGTTATAACCGTTGTAAACTGTGCCAGATTTGAGGTTTACAAATTGGCCGCGAATATATGCACTTATCAATTCTTCTGGGTAGGTTTCGATCAAGCTTGTAATGTAGCTCGGAGGTAAATATTTTTCGTTTTCATAAGTGGAAGCCTGCACCATCGAATAAGACTTTGTTGGATCGCAAGCAAAACGAGAGTAGATAAACCCAAACCCCTCTGGAGTCGATGTCACGCAAATGCTATTTTCCACACCATCTATCATTAACCTTAAACGTGCTGCTATTTTATTCCAAACAAGAACGGCCTTTGCTTTGGGGAGTACATCTATTTCATCAACCAATGCCCGACTGATCTTGTACCCGATAATAGACTGAGGATGCTCCATTGACCGACAAATGACAGTACCGTAGTAAAAGCGACCCCTGAACACATGGATCTCTTTATTGCTTTCCTTGATCTCCACTCGGAAGCCTAAGTTAGCAGCCGCCTCGCTAAATGTAGGATAAAATATATCTCGTATTTGCGGGTAGGTCGGAGCATAGTACCCTTGTGTTGTGGCTGGATGCTTAGAAAAAAATAGAAGCTGGTCTATACACCCGATGTATGTTTTACCAGAACCATAACCGCCGACGTATGCTTTATATTTTGTATCAAGCTGATTAATAAAGACGTTTTGAGGCGCATTAAGTTCCAGCATGTTTAGTAATTTTAATTTCTGAAACGGCTGGATTTACATCAAAGACAATAGCGATAGGCTGTCCAACTTCGTCAGCCTCAATTTCAACTTTATCACCGTATTTTCTCGGCGCTAACTTGCCTGCCACCCACTTTCTAGCGTCAACCCTCAGCCTTGCATGAGCCACTGATGAGCTAGAGGCAACTTGACTAGGTATCCCATCAACCATTGTTGACTCTTTAGATTCGTTATCAACTATATCAATAATATCTTCAAACAACGCATCAGCCGCCTCTCGCTTTGCCTCCCCGTACTGCTTCGTAAACTCCACATTTTCTCTAAGCCATTTGAAAAGAGTAGTCATGCTTGGCATTGCTTTATCGCGAGACACTGAGCGCATTGATTCGCCACAAGCGAGCCTTGCTAATACTTGATCTGCCTTTTTTTGTGTGTATAAACTTGGTCGTGCCATTTAGCATCTCCACAGGATAGCTATGTCAGCCACAGGCTGAACGGTTAAATTGTTTTATTCTTCTTTGGATAATTGTTTTTCTAGTAATTGGATCTGTAGTTTGTTCTTATGACTAGAGCTTACGTAAGTCGAAATAGCGAGAGCGATAGACAAAAGAACACCAATAATCGACACTACTGATTGAAAAGCAGCCAGCGAGGTCGCGGCTAGAATTGTCGAGGATAAATAAGCTAGTTTAGTTTGAATCGTCGTCAGGCCTAGCTCAAGTATTTCTTGCAATTGCATTACAGCCTCACTAATAAGCGAGCCAATTGCTTAACCGCCCTGATTGAGGGCTGTTGGCTAAGATTGACCGCAAAAAAAAGGCCTCTTGCCATTTCTGGAAGAAGCCTGATATCTGATATGGGCATTGCCCAATATACAAACATATTACCATGATTTTGCCCTAATAAAAGTGGCTGTTAAGAAAGGCGGATAAAACAATGTCTGATAATTTCCGTATGGATAAATTGAAGCCTGTTTCTTACCATTTTCGGCGTCATGTTTTCACGATCTGATATCTGCTTAATAGAAAGATCTAAATCATATCTAAGTTTAGCAATAGATCTCAATGGTAAGGCTAGACCGTTCATAACGCTGGCCGCTAATACGTCAATGCTATGTATTGCAAATGTTCCGCTGGTCTGAGGGGATAGTGACATGCTCCCATAGCCTAGATCTGGTAAGCCACCCCTAGAGATCCACACCCACCGCCTTATTAAACGCTCTGATCTGTGAATTTCGCTTTTCGTTAGACCATTGGACGGTTTCAATAATGTCGTTTCTGATGTCATTGTGGCTGCTCTCACTCGTATAAACTCCCACTAATTCTGAAAAATGAATATTGGAAAAACGGCTACTTTGATCTCTAATAACTTTTAATTCTTTTTGATCGTTGTAGACAACCGCGATTGAACCGCAGGAATAAAGATTCTTTTTAACGCGCTTGATCAAATCATCGACTTGGTGAAAATCAATCAACGGTTTACTAGAGGTCACTTGACAACCTTCCCATTAATTTTAACCTTAAATCCGTCTTGTGATTTATCCCGCTTGCTCCAATCCACTTTAACAAGCTCACTTCTAACTTTTTTAGTGTTTTCCTTCCTCCGGCTGCTGCCCTTACCGTTCATCTTGTTTCCATGTAGCTAAAATCACCATGAGTTATCTTAAATACGATATCCTCAATTGTCATGCCCTTTTGTTTGTACGCTTTTATTCTGTTACTTAACTCACCTTCTTTTGAATATAAAGGCATAGGCTTAGACCAGTTTGGATTAGGTGTTGATTTACGAGTTAGAGGCTTTGCTAATTTAATGTTTGATTTAAGTCTTCTTCTAATTGTGAGAATGGTTAAATGAGGATGCCTTACTTGCCATGCTTTTAAAGTTAGAGACTCTCCTTGATGCTCAAATAACTTTTCGCGGTTATATGTCGGTTTCTTTTGATAAACCAGATGACTAGGATCGGTGTTTGGGTTTCTTTTAAATCTCGCCCTTAAAGTTGTTACTTTTATATTATATTTTTTTGATGCTTGGCCAAGAGTCAAAGGTTCACCGTAAATTACAAAGACATCAGACATTCTTACCCCCATTTTTTTTTAGAGAATAGTGTTCTCCATTATTGCCATTACGTCCTATGACATCTATTCTTGTTTCTTCAGGCCAGACAGGAGCGCTTAATAGGTCGTCCATAAACTCTTGACAGTCACTTAATATGTCGCTCGTGACAGCCCAAGAATCATAAGTGCCTACGATGTTTTTAGAGTTAGCATCTACCGCTTCACTAAGATCTACAGCAATAAAAGAATCTTCATTGTGAGGCCAGTAAACAATAATCGAGCCGCTTTTTGTTGTCGCAAAAGCATTGTTAATAATAATCCTCGTGTTATATTCGCTAAATGTTCTTTTCATCAAGATCTCCGATCATTTTCTCTAGGTAGTGAATACATTTAAGTAAATCTTCTTTCCTGTTTCCTTTGTTTCTCAATAAGTATTTGATCACGTTTCCAGCGTAAAAGCACAAGTTAAATTCATCTATAATGTCCCAAGGCTGGATCTTGTGATTAACATAATGATCACCCCCTACTTGCCTAGTCATAACTTCTTTTTTATCAATTATCATTAAATAGTTATGTCTGGCTGATGCTTGGGTTGCTCAATGCAAAAAGTGTGTGACGAATAAATGCCGCCTGATTTTCTAAAGGTAATCATTTCCATCTCCCCATCACCGCTATAGCCCTTTGAAGCATGCCAAGCATCGGGCGGGGGAAGTGCTGCGAACACCTTATACTTCACTCCTGCCAAAGTTTTTACTTGTTCTTTATGAAAGTGGCCTACGCACCATAGACGATGAGATGTCCTGCCCCACGCTTCTGACATATCACGCGCCATTGAGCCTGCGAGAGCCTCTGGTTTTT